AATGGTATCTTGACAGACTAATCAGTACCTTGTAGTATAAGTACTGAAGACTGTCATCTTCTATCTCCTCCACCTGCCTAGTCAGTAGATTTCCCCTTAGGTCTCTGGCTAGGTAGGTTTTTTATTTGTTCCTTTCGTTCCAGGCTTCGGCTCCACCGCCTAACCAGTTGTAAGCTATATTACCTACAATAGGTACTGGCTTAGCGTACTTAAAGAAGTCCTCTTCTAAGTCTCCTCCAACGATGTCACCACCTAGTTTAAATGCCTCGTCCAGTAGAGGAGTAGCAGGAGTTATAAGGTTCTTGGCAAAGCCTGTTAAGTCACCTCTTGAAAGATACCTCTCACTGACGTATTGGTTAGCACCGAACACCCCTAGCAATCCCCACAAAGCTCTGTCTGGAATCTGCTCAGGCTTAACATCTCTTCCTAATAAGAAGTCTTTTGTCATGCTTGTGCCAGCGTTAGCTAAGGAGAGATAAGCAGCTAAAGCAGCAGCTTTTTTAATAGCTTCAGCCTTGTTGCCTCTAGCGTATTCTTGAATGACTTGGTTGCGTACAACATCGTAAGCCTTCAGTGTGTAAGACTTAAGCATATACAACACACGACCATTAGGATTCTCGATGTAAGCTCTGGGTAGTTCAGACAAGAAGACAGGCTGTACATCAGCTAGTTCGTTCAAGCCGTAGTACTTAACATTGTCTGTTATCTCTTTCCGCTGAAGGTCTCCTATGAAGTTGTCAAACTCTTTACCAAAGACTTGCCCGTACTTCTTCCTAAGTGTTTCTCTTCCTGCTGTAGTCTGGGCTAACTGCTGTGCTTTATTAAGAGCAGCTTGCATCGTAGTCTCTTTGCCTATACGGTCTATCGTAGCAAAGCCTGAGTACTTAAATAGCTTCTCCAAGAAAGCACCAGTTCTCTTAGGGTCTTCAAATTCTGCGAGAGACTTTAAGCCGTTATCTACTAGCTTAATGTTCTTCTCACCAAGCATAGCTGAGATAGTATTCCTGAAGCCGTGGATAGCACCAGACATACCTAAATCACCGAACTGAGTGATTGCAGAGATAGGGTTAGCAATAGTACCAGCATAGCCAGCCGTTCTAAGAAATCTTACTACAGAGCCAGGAGACTGGTTTCCTCCAACAAAGTAACCTCGGAGCAGCTCTACTATCTCTTTCTCGTTCTCAATACTCCAATCACCCTTCGCTCTTTCTTTCTGAATAAGGAATCCTAGAGAGCTATCAGCATCTAAGAAACCATCGCTATCTTCTACGAGTTCTTTACCTGCTTTGCTCTTGGCTTTACTGCCATAGACTCCTAAGGCTCTTCTCTTCTCTATGTCAGTAACAGCTTTAGTAATGTAGTTCTGGAGAGCTTCACTAGGAGAGGCATAGTATTGCATCAGTTCTTTCTGCTGCTCCAGTATCTTATCTAGCTCTCTCTGCCTTACAATACCCATCTTACCTCTAGACTCTTTAACAAAGGTAGCACCGCCTCCCTTGCGAGGTTTAACTACCAAGCCTCTAAGGTATTTGTCAGAAATGTCGGCAAGAGTCTCAATACTCAAGTCTGCTTCGGCTTTTCCTGTAAGCCTGGCGTAAGCTGCTATCTGCTTCTGTATCGCTGAGGTAGGCTCCCGCCCTAAAGCTGCTGTAAGAGCATCATAGTCCTTTACAAGACGAGGGAAGTAGTTTTCGATAGGCTCGAAGGTATGCCCTGCTTTCTTAAGGTCTGCTTCAAAGCCTTTTAAGAGACCAATCACATCTTCAAACTCTGTCTGCATAGAAACAGGCATCAAGTTCTTAGCTTCATCAAACTGCCCTAGTCCTATCCTGTAAGCTATGTCGTCAGCAGTGGTCTTAGATAGCTTATTAAAACTAGCAATAAAAGGAGTAGCCTTCCTAAGAGAGTTGGCTATCTTTATGTGAGAGTTTATCTCGTAAGTTCTTACACGCTGCGCTAAAAGAGAGCTGTACTTCTTAAGGGTAGTGTTAAAAGTGCCTAAGTATCTGTCTACAATAGGAGACATCATTCTAGATATTGGGCCTTGCTGTGCTATTTTCTGCTCTGCCTCTGCGACAGGCTTAGATACAGTATAGTAATCGTGAGTAGCCTTAATCTGCTTAGGCGTAGCTTTTCCTTCTCTCTGTAATTTAGCTAATCTCCCAGGCATCTGAGAAGCATTAAGAAGTTTACCGTTCTTATCTAACAAAAGCTCATAAGAAATCAGTTTAGAAGGACGGGTAAGAGCTGCTAAGCCACCTCCTAGCACACCACCAAGAATAGCAGAGCTAGCAGTAGGAACTACTCTTATCTCTCCCCTCTCTGCTAAATCAGCAGAAGCAGTATAGCCAGCAGACAAAGCAGCTCCTAACAAAGCACCAGTTCTTACTGTGCCCCCTAAAGGAATTAAAGTAGTAGGGCTGAGAAGAGAGCCTACAAAGCCCCCTGTTATGGCTGCGCCAGTAGGAGGACTAATAACAGTCTCATAGCCATATTCTTCTATTAAATCTCTGTATCGCTGGTTAGCCAGCATATCTCTTCTTGTGTCTGAGTCTGCCTTTGCAAACACATCAGCGTAAGGGTCTGACTCTGTGGGTATAGCGGAAGCGTTCATGGGGATAATTGTTTTCAAGTAGTCCCCTACATTCTCTTCTATAGTATTACCGTATCTATCAAAGCCATAGACCAGATTCTGAATAGCTCCTAGCTTAGTCTCTTCTTCTGGAGTAGATACTTTAGATGGCTTCTCTGAATAAACACGATACAGCTTACCATCCTTAAACACATCCCCTGGTAACGCTCTGTATTCCCGTAGAGACGCACTACGTTGAATATCCTCTAGTGTAATTCTTTGCCCAAAGTCGGCAGGAATACGAGTTATTGTCTTAGGCTCATAAGGAATAGGCTTAGGCTCTTCCTGTTTAATAATAGCTTCTTGTATTGTTTCAGGCTCTTCAGCGGGAGTAACTATAGACCTTCTTACTTCTTTAGCTACTTCTTCGGTAGGCTTGACAGGAAAAACTCTTTCTCTCCCTGGGATAGTAATAGAACTAGGCACAGGAGGCTCTTCTACGGGCTCTTCAGGCACAGGCTCTGAAGTAGGCTCCATGCCCAGTCTGCTACGTAAAGCAGCTTCTGCTCTATCTAGACCTTCTACTGCTGTATCTGCTTTTGCTAGTGTAGCGTCCATAGCTTGACGAGTAACAGCTTCAGCTTTATCTAAGCCTTCTACAGCTCTGTCTGCTCCACTAAGCACATTAGATTTAAGAGTGTCCAAGCCAGCGCGCACAACAGGCTCTGCTCTTTCAATAGCTCCAGCAGTAGCATCTAGTACTTTAGGGATACCTGTGCGCATAGCTGCTTCAGCTTTGTCTAAGCCTTCTACTACTTTGTCTGCGCCTTCTACTGTATCTGTTATTAAATCTGTTGCTTTATCTTTTGCTATTCCTAAAGAATCTTTAATTAGCTGACGTACATTAGTAGCTCTTTCACTAACTTCTCTTTTAGAAAATTCTTTCTTTCTACCAGGAATATCAATAGAGGAGGGAGCTGTAGCGGTCTCTCCAAATAGTCCTTCAAGTTGGCGTTGTGTTAGCTCCTGTTCTTCAGGAGTCATACTAGGAGCATTGTTGTAATTAGCAAAGACAGCAGCAGCTTCTTCAAGTCTCTTAACTACACCATCCCTGTAGGATGCTCCTACTTTTTGTTTTCTTTTTTTATATTCTTGGTGATTTAAAAGCTCAACACTAGCTTCTTCGCTCTTCCCTGCATTGAATAGTTCTCTGAACTTAGGAGATTGCGCTAAGTCACCACGATAATGAAGCTGAAACAGCTCAGTCTTTACGCTTGTAGGTAAACTAGAGTAGCTAGGGATGTATTCAGAGACTTCTCTTTCTTTAGCTTCCATTGCTTCTATAGGAGTCATATCCATATAGATGCCTGTCTGCCCTACACCAGTAGTCCAGTTTCCTTTGTCATCCTTATAAGGCTGAGTAGCATAGCCTTCCAGCTTTACTATTCTTTTCTGCTGAGGAGTAAGCTCTACGTCAAACGTCCTTTCTACTATCTCTACAGCATTGTTGCCTCTGTAAATTTTAGGTCTTGTATTTTTAGCCATTAACAGTCTCAGCTAAATTAAAATGGGCCAGCAGGAGTAGCAATAGTAGAAGGAGTTAAATCTACTCCAAGTATTCTATAATACTGCGCTCTCAACTGAGCAGCTCGTCTTGACCTCTCTCTTCCAGTCCTCAGCCTTCTGCCAGCAGCGTCCTCTTCATCCAACCTCTTCACTACTAGCCTGTTTATTTCTGCTACCTGTGCTGCTTTATCATTGCCTACTTTATCAAGGAAAGCTCTTTGCTCTGCTCCAGTCATAAGAGGCGTACCCTCTGGTGTCTCTCCTGCTGGAACAACTGGGGGTTCTCCTGACACATCTTCAGTAGGCGCGTCAGTTCCTTCACCTTCTACTACCATTTCAATGGTTGCTTGATTATCCGCTAAGAACATATCAATAATCTGGTCGTCAGCAATACCAGGGTTCATCTGCTGGATTCTTCCGAACTCTCTTATGAGTTCTTCTCTTCCTTTAGCTGCGTCTTCTGCTCCAAAAAGCCTAGCAAAAAACCCAGGATTCTGCATTAATGATTGAAGCTCAGGGTCTTCGTCAACTAATCTACCTATTGATTCTCTCTCAGCAGCAGTAAGAGGCTCTATTGAGTAACGGTCAATACTTTGGTCTATAGCAGTAGTAAGCTCTGACCCTGATAATAAACCATTAGCAACAGAAGGAAGCAATGCTGCTAACTCCCGCTTGACTCGTGGGTCTGTAGTATTCTGCATTGCTGCTGCTACTCTCTGCGCTCCTGCTGCTCTCTGAGAAGTTGTAGCTTGTGTTTTTACTCTGAGTTCTTCTTCTTCTTTTTCTTTCTTCGTAGCTAAAGCATTAAGCTGCACTGCCTGAGCCGACAAGCCTAAGTTTTTAGCAGCCTGAGCAGCATTGGTATAGTCAGCAGCAGTAGAAAGAGGCATACCAGCTAACTGCTCTTGTAGCTTTTCTATAGGAGGTCTAGTGTCCAGCCCAAACATTCCACCAATGCTAGTCCTTAACTGCTCTGCCTGAGTTCTAGCAGGAGGAGGGGCCATTAAGTCAGCAAGAAGATTACCAGTAGGGCTAGTACTTTGCTGTTGCTGTGAAGAAGTAGCTCTCCCTGAAGTTAATAGAGGAGCTAGTGCTGCTACTAGATTAGCCATTGTTATATACCTGCCTGTAAAATTTTACTGTAGTCAACTCTAAAGAAGCCATCAATACCTTTAGCTACTGCCTCTGGTATAGTCTTGATTACCTCTTGTGCTAGTACACCAAAGGTAGGCTGCTCTTTAGCTAACTCTTTACCCTTTTCTGTCCAGTCCCAAGTGTAAAGACCAATCTCATCAGTAACTTGGCCTACCTTCTTAATGTTAGTTTTTAGTCTAATGTCAGAAAGGTTCTGTAAAAAACCTAAGCCCTGTGTAAATAAACTAGGATTTGCTGAGTCTCCTCCAAAGAGAGCGTCCCTCAGTACATTTAAATACTCACGCTCAGTAGCAGCTGCTGCTGATTCTCCTGCTGTAAGAGCTTCTAAGCCTCCTATACCAAGCTCACCTCTAGTAAGCATACCCTGGAGACCAGCTCTAGTGCCTAGCTCAGAGAACGGTGTAGCAGCACTCAATAGACTCAGAGCCTGTTGCTGAGGTAAGAAGGCAGCTTGTACTCCACCAAGTCCTAGCTCAGCCTGTAGAGCCTGTTGCTGTCTGCCTTGTCCAAGTGCTTCAGCAATAAGCCCTGCTCGTTGCTGCTGCTCTGTTAAAGCCTGTTGCCTAGCTGTCAGTGCGTCAGCAGCTTGCTGTTCTTGGATTGCTTTTGCCATAGCCAACTGCTCAGGAGTACCACCGTACTGTGCTGTGCGGATGCCTTCTCGTCCCTGCTGGAATAGACGATTCTCTAAGGCTAGTCTCTGACGTTCCTGCTCAGGCGCACGAAGAGCCTGTAACTGGCTAAAAACATCCTGCTGAGCTGTGCCGATGTCAGGGCCGAGGAGCATACCTTGAAGACGCTCTTGTTCTTCTTGTAGTTTACCTGAGCCTAAAACTCCCATAAGCTGTCCAGTGCCTCTACGGGCTATCTCTCTAGCAGCTTCTTCTTGGGACTCAGGCATAGTTACAGTAAGACCACCTTCTTGTCCTACTGTTATTCCTGGGCCAAGTCCTGTAGATACAGTGAATGGCTTAAACGTGCCAGCAGATTCAGCAGCTAAAGTCTTGCCTAGCTGCTCTGCTCTATTGTAAGCAGTCTGTCCTGCTTCTCTTTGCGATTTAACAAAGTCCTCTGCAAGAGCAGCAGTTGTGCCTATATCAGCAGCCCCGCCTAAAATGTCTAACCAACTCATCTATATTACCTCGTTATATTAATCTGCCCAGCAGAGCAAGAATGTCTATCTTCTGAATGGAGAACGGAGCGTCATTCACAGTAGCTTCGATACCTACAGTAACCACAGTGCCGTTACCTGTTCCGTTAAAACCGTTAGTGTTAATAATAATACTAGCTGAATACTCTGCATCTGCTGTGTTGTACTCTGACAACCCATATTCTGCAATCTTCTTGTCAGCAAAAGTAAAAGTCTCTTTGGTATAGGATGAGCTATAATCATAACCCCAGTTAAGTACAGCCTGAGTGTTCTGCCCACCAATGATAGTAAGAGTAAACTTCTTAAGAAACTTTAGATTCGCAGCATTACCAAAGTCTAGCGGATTACTAAAGTAGCTCAGTGTGTACTGAGAGCCATCATCGTTATAGCCTTCGTACTTAGTGATACCTGTGCTGTGTCCAAAGTATAACGTACCATCTTCTAGCCTATGGAAACACAGAGGGTCTATCTGGCTCCATGTGGTAGCCCTATAACTTCCATCCTCTAGTGGACTCCTTATGTCAAAGCAGTACACAATGTTCTGTGATGGGAAGTTGACTAGATAAAAAGCATTCTCTTGGCTGTAGACAGAGTTAATGTTGCCTGTCTCAGCAGCCAATGTTGTTGTTAAGTCGTTCCTGACATTCCTACTAATATCCCTGAGAGGTGCTGACTTTTCCTGTATCGTTCTAGCCAAAGACCTAACGCCTGTAGAGCTAAGGAACACAAGGTCAGTACCTACGTTCTGTACTGTATCTCTAGCAACACAGCCTATGTTACCTACGGTGTCAGCTAGAGACATTGTAGAAGGGTCTGTTGCACCCTCATAGATAAGGATAGAGTTCTTCCCGAATATCACTAGGAGGCCATTATGGGCTGCCAGAGCCGTTATCTCGTCATACCCGTTAGGCCAGTGCTTGGTAACGTCTAACGAGCCGTGAGAGCCACCAGAGAAGCCTGAGCCGTTCAGCAGGTCAGACCAGTAGATAGTGGATTTATCAGTCTCAAAGTCAGCTATCCATATTCTACCATAAGCAGCAAGTATCTCGTTACCCTCTGGAGGTGTGCCTGTAGCGTGTGCATGGCTAGACATTGGCTCTACCACACCAGCATGGTCTGAGTACATTAAAGGCTCATAGCCACGCTGCACCATGTAAGTATGGTCATTAAAGTTGACTGCTTTCCAGTTGTTAGCTGTTATGCTGTAAGCAGCAGGAGTAGCATCTACTAATGTTGTACTACCTGTAAATATCTTATTGTTACCAGCAGACAGAATAACCTCATTACCATCCGAGTCTCTGTACTGATGTATCATCTCTAAGCCAACACTAGAACCAAGCACAGAAGCACCGTTGGTAGTTACCTCTGTATAGCCCTGCCTAGCACCAACACGACCATACTGGTCAATCACACAGTTATCTGCAATAGACGCAAAGGACGGATTAAGTCCTATGGGCGAGTCCTGTGTGTTAATACCAAAGAAGCCGGGAGCTGCAATGGTAATGTTCTGTAACTGTTGTGCCATTAAACGGCTCTCCACTCAGTCTCGTGTGGGAAGTGTCCAGCATCTAAAGCTATAGCATCAGACAGGCTGGTATTAGCTATGGCAAAGTATTCCTGTGTAGAAGTACCACCAGTCTCACCACGCTCACGTACAGCCATAGCAGTCGCTAAGTGTATGATAGGGCTAGGAGGCAGTACGCAGTCTGTGGCATCCTCTGACAGCTTGTCTTCCTTTACAGTCAGGTCAAAGCGCAGAGAGTAGACACCGTTAGGCGTAGGGTACACATTGATTGTTCTGTCATCGTTGCTGTCCACACCAGAGAAGGTAAAGTACAGAGGTGCGCCAGTGGCTGTGCCTGAGATGTGTAGTCTTTCGTTGAACTTACCTAGTGAGTCCATCTTCAGTCTGACGTTAGAGGTATCGTTGATAGCATCTAACAGCTTATCTTTGATGCCTGAGCCAGTCAGTGAGTAGCTGTTGTCATCTGCCACGGTAGACACTGTGATGGTAGTCCTCAGAGCAGACCAGTCCCAAGAGTCTTCTATAAAGTCTTTAGCATCATTCACAAACTCTCCAATCATAGCAGAGTAGGTGTTCTGCGTTACAGTAGTTACCTCTGCCTCACGCAGTCTCTTTAGGACGTTGTTTACTAAGTTTAAATATGTCATCTTACACCTTGTATCTCTGTGATATGCCACTCAACAGATACTGTGGAGCAGCCATAGGACTTGCCTGTGTTAGTCTACCTATTAATGGTATGTTAGCGTCTATCTTAAAGAGGTCAGGAGCTAGTACCTCTGAGGTTGTTCTGTTAGGACTAGGAGCAGCAAAAGCAAACATCCCGCCTACTCCTCCTGTTTCTGTTATAGGCTGCTGAGGTAAGCCTGTAACTGTTGTTTCTGTAGGAGCGTTTAAGTCACCGCCATCTCCAGTTTCTTCTTCCTTTATAGGAACACACTTTTGTAATGCTTCATCATAGACATAACCAGTAGCACAAGTCTTTCCGTTGTCTTTAGTGTCATCATCACCGCCTCCGTTATCTCCTTCTTCCTCACCTCCTCCGTCACCCATTAGTACACATGACCCATAAGAAGGGGAAGAAGGGTCTTCATCTCTTACATAGCCAGCAGCAGCATTACACACAGCAACACAAGAGCCATTCCATCTTTCATAACCTGGCTGACACTCACCATCACCATCGTCTATTTTCCTGCTATCATCATCAATAACTTCTGTTTCTGATGTGTCATCTCCTAATTGACCATCATCTTCTCCTTGTTCTTCTCCCTGCCCAGGCTTTTCAAAAGGCGGTTCAGTTGAAGGAGGAGCATCACGTTGAGCCACATAGTCTCTAGGATAATAACCTGTAGCAGACTTAAATAGCTCAGCAGAAATACCCCAGTTCTGCATGACTCTAAGAATGTCATCAATAGTAGCATCAGGGCTTTCATCTAAGATGCTTTGAATTTGTGCTTGCTTTTCTTCTATCGGTGACTCTTGAAATAACTCTTTAGGAGTCTTTGGTATATCAGAGTCAGTAGTATCTTTAAAGATGTCTAGTTCTTCTTCAGTAGTAGTTATGGGGACAGCCTGATTAGCTGCTTGGTTAGCATCTTCCCAAGAAGCACCGCCCTCAAGAGCAACATCCCTTATCATCTTCCTTATGTTGTTTAAGTAATTTAACTCTTCTTGCAACTGCTCCCTAGCCCTGTTCATAGAACTAAGACCAGCATTTGTTGAAAAAATATCAAAGACACCACCAGAGGTACTGTCATTTAAGTCAGTACGCTGTGGTGACGTTCCAGTCCCTAGTAACAAATCATCAGTATTAAAATACTCAGGCACTATGACTTCCTCTCTACCTGCTTAACTTTCTCTACAGTGCGCATAGCACCTAAGCCAAGCATACCTAACAAGACAGGCAACAGAGTCTCCATGTCAATCAGTGGGATAACCACATCGTACTCTAGTAGCTCTAGCACCATGTTAGTAAACGGGATAGTAATAAAGTTACCTGCCATGCCTAAGACACAGACCCAACCTACTGCTGGCCTCCACCCTGACACAAACAGAGAGGGATGTT